ACATAATGATGACTTAGTAATGTGTCTTGTATTATTTGCTTGGTTAGCAGTGCAACCTTACTTTAGAGAGATGACAGATAATGATGTAAGAAAGCGTATCTATGAAGAGCAGGCAAATCAAATTGAGCAAGATATGTCGCCGTTTGGTTTTATTGTAGATGGGTTTGAGGATGAAGAGGTAAAGTTTGTAGATGAAAGTGGTGATGTCTGGCACCTTGATGAGTATGGAGATGTGGCACCAGAAGTTTCATACATGCTTGGATACTAATGGATATAGAAGATCAGTTTTCATTAGAGCACTTATTGTTTCGAGAAAGAACATGCAGAGTATGTGGCGAAACAAAAGACTTGATGACTGACTTCTATAATATTCGTAAAGGTAAAAAATATCTCCCATCTTCATATTCATACGAATGTAAAGACTGCACCATCAGAAGAGTCACGAATCGAAGACAAAGAAAACATCCCCAATTATCAGAGTATCCTGATTGGTAGGATGCTCATGCATTGTTTCCCCGTTTGAAAAAAGCATTTTCCTAAATATTTGTAGATTAAAATGGCTTCTATAAGGAGATAAACATGGCGGGTCAAGTATCACCTGGAATTGTATTAAGAGAGCGTGACTTAACCAATTCGGTGGCTGTAGCAACTCAAGCAAACGCTGCTGCTATCGTCGGTGCCTTTGAAAAGGGACCAGTTGGAGTAGTCACATCCATCACAACAGAAAAGCAATTAGTTGATGTATTTGGTAAACCAAATACATCAAATTACGAAGATTGGTTTGCAGCTGCAACTTTTCTTTCTTACGGAGGTCAACTTCAAGTAGTAAGAGTTTCTGCTTCTTCATTAAAAAATTCTTTTGCTGCTTCAGACGAAGAAGTGGTTGCACCACTAATTAATTCATTTGCCGAATTTGAAGCAAATCAATCAACATATGAATTCAATTTTGCTGCTAGAACTGCTGGCACATGGGGAAATACCCTCAAGGTTGCTTGGATTGATGGCACAGTATCAGATTTGGATTATGCATCTGCAACATACCACGGTAGTTTGAAGTGGTCTTCTGTTGCTATTAAACCTGCATCTTCTACCGATATTCATGTATTAATAATTGATGCTGAAGGAGCAATTTCTGGAAGTGCTGGCACAATTGTAGAATCATTCTTATTTGCTTCCAAATCTCCAACTGCTGTTAACAGCGAGGGAGAAACAAATTACTACATCAATTTAATTAATAAAAAATCTAGATACGTATATGCCGCTGCCACGGTTACTGGTGACGATGCTTCATTAGATTTGGGTGGTGGATTAGATAATTATCAACCAACTACAGCAGAATACGAAGGTAGTTTAGATTTATTTGCTGATACCGAATCTATCACTATCGACTTCATTCTGTCTGGTGGAAGCATCACTTATGGTGGTACACCAAGAGATTCTACTAAAACAAAAGCAATTAAAGCAATTGGCATTGCTTCTTCTAGAAAAGACTGTATTGCTTTTGTTTCTCCATACAGAAACTTTGTTGGTTTAACTTCAGCAGAAGCACAGAAGGATGCCATTATCGAATTCTTCTCTCTACTACCTAGCACTTCTTATGCTGTATTCGACAGCGGTTATAAGTATGTGTATGACCGCTATAACGATGTGTATCGTTATATTCCTTGCTGTGGAGATATTGCTGGTCTATGTGTCCAAACTTCAGAAACTCTAGAAGATTGGTTCTCGCCTGCTGGTTTAAATAGAGGTAACCTAAGAAATGCTGTTAAGCTAGCATACACTCCATCGAAGTCAGATAGAGATGCTTTATATCAGAGAAGAATTAATCCTATCGTTTCTTTCCCTGGTCAAGGCATTGTCTTATTTGGTGACAAAACTGCCCTCGCAACTCCAAGTGCTTTCGACAGAATTAACGTACGTCGTTTATTCCTTGCTCTAGAAAAAAGAGTTGGAAATCTTGCGAAGAATGTCCTATTTGAATTAAACGATGCTACAACTAGAGGAACATTTTACTCCACTGTAAATTCATATATGACAGAAGTACAGGCAAAGCGTGGAGTTACCGATTTCTTAGTAGTTTGTGATGAGACAAACAATACACCAGATGTAATTGACAGAAATGAATTTGTTGCTGAAATTTATGTAAAACCAACAAGATCTATTAACTACATCACCATCACGTTTGTTGCTACGAAGACTGGTGTTTCCTTTGCCGAAGTAACTGGTCAAGTTTGATAATTAATTTAAATATTCATTCCATTCAGAGGTAACAAAAATGTATTCTAGCAGTGTTTCAAATTTCTTAGGCAAGGTAAAGCAAGGAGTAAAGAATAATTTATTCCTCGTGACATTTACATATCCAGAAGGTTTACCCGATCAACCAGCTGACAATCAACTCACCGACATGCTTTGCAAAGCAGCTGCTTTGCCAGCATCCAACTTAGGAGTTATCGAAGTTCCTTACAGAGGAAGAACGGTAAAGATTGCAGGTGACCGCACATTTGATACTTGGACTGTCACGTTTATTAATGACAGAAACTTTGCCATTCGTCATGCTATGGAAAAGTGGATGGAAACAATCAACTCCCACGAAGCGAATGCAGCTGAGAAGTTTATTCCAGAATTTAGTCAGACTGGATATCTTGCTGACTTAAGAGTTAAGCAACTAGAAAGAGATGGAAGAGCAGACGGATCTATTCTAAGAGAGTATACTCTCAAAGGTTGTTTCCCAACTAATATCTCGCAAATCGATCTTGCTTATGATAGCAATGACCAAATTGAAGATTTTACTGTTGAATTCCAGCTCCAATACTGGACTGCCAACACCGATAACAATAGTGGCAATACGCTTGCTACTGGAACTACTCAGGCAGATATCGTCTAAATAATATATCCAGTGAAATAATTTAAACATGAGTCAACTGTTTGGTTTCTCAATCAACGGGGCTGTTTCAAAACCAAAGGGACAGTCTCCTATACCCCCTAGTCAGGATGATGGAGTAGCTACCGTTGCTGGTGGCTACTTCGGTCATTATGTGGATATAGAAGGCGTGGCGCGTAATGAGTTTGATCTCATTAGGCGCTATCGTGATATGGCGTTGCATCCAGAAGTTGATAGTGCTGTTGATGAGATTGTGAATGAAGCAATTGTAAGCAATGAAGATCAATCAGCAGTTTCGATTGAGTTATCCAACCTAGAAGTTGGTGAAGGAATTAAAAATAAAATTCGTAAAGAATTTGAGTATATCAAAAAACTTTTAAATTTTGATAAAAAAGCACACGAGATATTTCGTAACTGGTATATTGACGGACGACTGTATTACCACAAAGTAATTGACCACGCAAATCCTAAAGGTGGAATTACTGAGTTAAGATATATCGACCCACTCAAAATCAAAAAAGTAAAGCAGAGAATACAAGATAGAGAAAAATCATCTCAGCAATTAATGAGCAAAGGAGACGGTGCTCTTACTGCTGACGCATATGATTTTGGAGAATTTATCGAGTATTATCTTTACAATCCAAAAGGTTTCATTTCATTTGCAGGTGGTCCAGATCCCATGCAAGGTGGTCTGAGATTTGCAGCAGATTCTGTTACATTCGCACCTTGCGGTTTGATGGACTTAAACAAGAAGATGAATTTAAGTTATCTTCATAAGTCTATTAAAGCACTTAATCAACTTCGTATGATTGAGGACTCACTGGTTATCTACCGTTTGTCTCGTGCTCCAGAAAGAAGAATTTTCTACATCGATGTAGGTAATCTCCCAAAGGTAAAGGCAGAGCAGTATCTCCGCGAAGTGATGAATCGCTATCGCAACAAACTTGTTTATGATGCTAGCACAGGAGAGATACGTGATGATAAAAAGCATATGTCAATGTTGGAAGACTTTTGGCTTCCACGCCGCGAAGGTGGTAGAGGAACAGAAATTACGACTCTCCCTGGTGGTCAAAATCTTGGTGAATTAAAAGACGTAGAGTATTTCCGCAAGAAACTTTACAACTCACTTAATCTACCACCTTCACGTCTTACAGATGATAACAAAGGTTTTAACCTTGGCAAGACTACAGAAGTATTAAGAGATGAATTAAAATTCAACAAATTTGTAGGAAGACTTCGTAAGAAGTTTGCCTTCATGTTTCATGACATGCTCAAGACTCAACTAGTCTTGAAAGGTGTTTTAACTCCCGAAGATTGGGAGGATATGGAGGAAAATATTCAGTATGATTTCCTCTTCGATAACCATTTCTCCGAGCTAAGAGATGCGGAGTTAATGAATACTCGCTTAGATATTCTAATGAAGATTGACCCTTACGTGGGCAAATACTATTCAATCGAATATGTAAGAAAGCAAATTCTCAAGCAATCTGACGTTGAGTTTGATGAAATCGATAAGCAAATGAAGACTGATATTGGTGCTGGTATGACACCAGACCCAGTGCATACTAACAAAATGAATGCAAAGGCATTGGAATTATCTGCGATGCCACCACCTGCCCCAGCACCAGCTGCGCCTAAGAAAACATCGTCAAGCAGTGATTCTTGATAAATAATTATTAAACGGTTAAATTATATGGACACTATTGATATTATCAATGCCATCGCTGATGGCAATAAGATTGACGCGATGGATAAAATTAATGACCATCTTTATGCTAAAGCAGCAGAAAATATGAAGTCATATAAAGAAATTCTAGCACAGTCTTTCTTTGCTTCACAAGAAGAAGAAACTCCAGAAGAAGGTACAGAAGAATGAAACTAATTACCGAGAGTATTGAGGACGTACAAGTTCTCGTCGAAGAATCAAACGGTAAAAAAAATCTTTACATTGAAGGTGTATTCCTTCAAGGTGATATTAAAAATCGTAACGGACGTGTATATCCATTCAGCGTTTTAGAGCGCGAAGTTGGAAGATACAATGAAAGTTATGTTGCCGCTGGTCGTGCTCTTGGTGAGCTAGGACATCCTGATGGACCTACCGTAAATCTAGATAGAGTTTCACATAAGATTGTTTCACTCAGAGCAGAGGGAAGCAACTTTATTGGCAAGGCACAAATTCTTTCCACCCCCATGGGAAACATCGCTAAGTCACTTCTAGAATCAGGAGTAAAACTTGGCGTTTCTTCAAGAGGCATGGGTTCTATTGAAGAGCGCAATGGTGCTAATTATGTCCGCGATGATTTCATGCTTGCTACCGCAGCCGATATCGTAGCAGACCCTTCCGCACCTGATGCATTCGTGAATGGAATCATGGAAGGAAAAGAGTGGGTGTGGGATAATGGAATCTTAAAAGAATCAAAAGTTGCTAAATACCAAAGATATATTTCCGAGGCAACTCGCAAAAATATTGAAGAGAGATCCCTCAAGGTCTTTGAGGACTTCTTGTTTAATTTATAAAATTAATAAATAATCATAGAATAAATGTATAACTGTACAGGGGAAACCAAAGATGTCAGATATGTTAAACGAAAAGTTTGAAGAATTTATTGCTGAAAATGGTGATCCTATGCCATCGGTCGGAAGCTCCGTTGTGCCTGGGAGTC